GGCGGCCTCCCCCTCCGAGGTTGCCAACGGGGGGTCGCGCGCGAGAGGCGGTGAAGCGATGGTCGAGTTTGCTCCGTCGACAGTGCGCGAAGCCCTGGATTCTGCAGTCGCTGGCGCCACGCATCTGACCGCTCGCGATGCTGGCGTCGTCGCTGCGGCTCGAGCGTTGGCGGACAAGATCGACGCCTGGGACGTGATCGTGCAGTGGGCGATCGAGGATGCGGAGGCCGTCAAGGGCGCCCGCCCGAAGGTCCCCGCGAACGACAACGTCTCGCTGCCGACCTTCCTCAAGTTCCTCGACGCGCTGCAGCTGGTGCCGCCAGCGGAGAAGGCCAAGCCGGGCCCGGCCTCGACCGCATCCCCAGCTCAGCAGGAGTTGAACGCGATGCGCGAGGGCCTACGACTGGTTCCTGATGGCGAGGTGGGGTGATCGGCCTTGTCGGTCATCACCCACGGCTTCACGACTCCACGGATCTTCACCCGCCCTCGGGCTGAGGGTGCTCTCGGCCCGTGCGGCTGTGACTGCGCGCTGACCCCTGAGTCGTCTCGTGGCTTCGAGGCGGTCGCGTTCGCGACGAACGTGCTGCGGGTCAAGCTGATCCCGTGGGAGCGCTGGCTCCTGATCCACCTGCTCGAGCTGAACCTCGACGGCACGCTCCGGTTCCGCAAGGCGCTGGTGATCGTCGCCAGGCAGAACGGCAAGACGCTGGTGGCCGCGATCCTTGCGGCGTTCTTCTTCTACATCGACTCGGCCCGCTGGCCGGCGCTGGTGAACCCGCGGGACTTCGTGATCGTGGGTGCCGCGCAGAAGCTCGACATCGCGATGAAGCCGTGGATGCAGGTGCGCCAGTGGGGCGGGCCTGACGATCCGAAGATCGGCTTCGCCCATGACCGGGTGCCGATGCTGCAGGCGGCGACGCGGATGCCGCGGATGGTCAACGGTGAGACGGAACTGGTGACGCACGAGGGTGCGGTCTATCGGCCTCGGACATTCGAGGGCGCTCGCGGCTACTCCTCGGCCCGTCTGATCCTGGACGAGTTGCGGCAGCAGTACGACTACGAGGGCTGGTCGGCCATCGAGAAGTCGGCGACGGCGATGTACGACTCGATGCTGGTGGCCTTCTCGAACGCGGGAACGTACCGATCGCAGGTGCTCAAGGATGTCCGCTCGATCGCCCACGATTCGGTCGAGGACGCGGACGCAGAGTGGTTCGTGGCCGAGTGGTCAGCCAAGCAGGATGCAACCCTGGACGACCGGGCGGCGTTTGCACAGTCGAACCCCTCCGCCGGCTACTTGCCGGGCATGAGCCTGGACGACCTGATGAGGACGGCGCGGAACGCTCGGAACAAGAGCGTCGAGCGCATCGAGGTTCTGTGCCAGTGGGTGACGCAGACCCGCGAGCCGTACATCGAGCCGACGGATTGGAAGGCGCTGCACGTCTCGCCATCGGATCTGAAGATCCCGAAGGGTGCCCGCACGGTGTGGTCGGTGGATACCGCCCATGGCGGGGCTACAACCTGGATCTCGGCGGCGGTCCTGACCGAGGATGGGCGACCCTTCGTGACCGTGCGCACGAAGCGTGCCGGCATCGTCTGGGCCGTCGAGTATCTGGCCGAGCTCGCCAAGAAGTCGGGCCATCGTGAGGTGGCGCTGCAGGCGGTCGGATGCCCGGTAGCCGAACTGGTGCCCACGCTGGAGGCACTCAAGGATGACAACGGCAAGCCGCTGCTGACTCTGCACAAGATGGATCGGCCGGCCTGCGCGATCGCTACAGGTCAGATCAAACGACGAGTAGACGAAAAGGCTGTCGTCCTGACGGCGCAGCCAGACGTCGACATCGCGATCGAGGGCGGCCTGGCGACGAAGTACGCCGAGAACGTGATCTGGTCGCGCGACTCTTCCCGCCCGGTGGACATCGCAGGCGTGTGCGCCGAGACATGGGCGCTGTACGCGCTCACCTCGCTCGAGCCGCCACCGAAGAAGGCACCGCCACCACCACCCAGAGCCGCAGTGCTGGAGAGCGCCGCCGCCGCCTCATCCGAGGACAACCTGCTTTCCGCGCACTTCTAGGGGGAACCGATGGTTGAGTGGCGGCCCGTCGTGGGCTACGAAGGTCTGTACGAGGTGAGCGACGCGGGCGACGTCCGGTCGCTGTCTCGCGCGGTACCGAACCGCTACGGAACACGACGGGTGCAAGGTCGCGTGCTGACAGCGAGCGTCGGCCAGCGCGGTCGCCTCAGCGTCAACCTGAGCGACGGTCGAGCGGAGATGCGCTTGGTGCACCACCTGGTGCTAGAGGCGTTCGTGGGGCCACGTCCAGAGGGTATGGAGTGTTGCCATGGCGACGGCAATCCAGGCAACAACCGCCTGGAGAACCTCCGGTGGGACACGCACACATCCAACATGCTGGACATGAAGGCCCATGGGACCAACCAGAACGTGCGCAAGACGCACTGCACGGTGGGTCACCCGCTCGAAGCGCCCAACCTGAAGCCCGCTCAGGCCGCCAAGGGCGGGCGATCGTGCCTGTCCTGCGCTCGCGAGTACGCCCTCGCTCGGGTCCAGGGCCGACCGTTCGACCCCGCCAAGGCGAGCGAGCGCTACCGGCACCTCGTCACCATGTCGGCCTGACAAGCCATAACCCCCGACCTGAAGGCCTGGGGGTACGGACTCCCCTGGTGCTCATCCCACAGGGAAGGTGCCTTTCGGCTGGAGCGGATCGACCGAAGCCGACCCCTCAACTTTACCACGCAGGCCGATTCTGCGACTCGACGAAGGGAGCCCGAATGTCCGAGACGGGCTACCAGAGGGAGAGCCTCCCGACGTGGGGGCTGCTGGCCGACGAGTCGCACGAGACCAACCCTGCGCTGGTGTGGCCGAAGTCGATCGACGTGTTCGACAAGATGCGCCGCGAGGACTCCCAGGTGGGGTCAGTCCTGCGCGCTGTGACGTTCCCGATCCGCCGCACCACGTGGATGATCGACCCGGCCGGCGCTCGCGATGAGGTGGTCGATCTGATCGCCGACTCGTTCGGGCTGCCCGTCAAGGGCAAGGCCACGACGGCGCCGCTGCGGTCGAAGGATCGCTTCGACTTCGACGAGCACCTGCGGCTCGCGCTGCTGGAACTGGTGTTCGGGCACAGCGTGTTCGAGCAGGTCTACCGGCTCGACGAGCAGGGCATGGCCCGCCTGCGGAAGCTGGCATGGCGCCCGCCGCGGACCATCTCGAAGTGGGACGTCGCGGCGGACGGCGGTCTCATTGCCATCGAGCAGCAGAGCACCATCGGCGGCAACAAGGTCCGGATCCCGGTCGAGAAGCTCGTGGTCTACGTCAACGAGCGCGAGGGTGCGAACTGGCTGGGCACGTCGCTGTTGCGGACGGCCTACAAGAACTGGCTGCTCAAGGACCGCACGCTGCGGGCGCAGGCGGTCGGCGTCGAGCGCAACAGTCTCGGAGTCCCGGTCTACAAGGGCGCCCCGCTGCCCAACAACGGCGAGAACATGTCCGATGCCGAGATCCTCGAGTGGGTCAAGACGCAGAAGGACGACGGCCTCGTCGTGGCGAAGTCGATCCGCTCCGGGCAGGACGCCGGCGCGTCGATCCCGAACGGTGCCGACCTCGCGCTGATGGGCGTCACCGGCCAGCGCACCGACACCGACAAGCCCATCCGGTACCACGACGAGCAGATCGCCCGCGCGGTGCTGGCGCACTTCCTGAACCTGGGATCCGAGACCGGGTCCTGGGCGCTCGGCTCGACCTTCGCGGAGTTCTTCGTCGGCAGCCTCAACGCCGTCGCGCTGCACATCGCGAACACCTGCCAGGCGCACGTCGTCGAGGATCTCGTGGACGCGAACTTCGGGCCGACCGAGCCCGCCCCGCGACTGGTGCCGGCGACCATCGGCGAGGAGCAGCCCGCCACCGCCGAGGCCATCAAGGCCCTGATCGACGCCAAGGCCATCACACCAGACGCCTCGTTGGAAGAGTACCTGCGCCAGCGCTACAAGCTGCCCGTCATGGACGCCGTGCCCGATGTGGACAGCTCCGAAGGCGAGCCGCTCAGCGACGCGGAGATCGCACGGAACGCCGCCGAGGTGATCCAGAAGGTCTACCTGGGCGTGGGTCCCGTGGTCGACAAGGAAGAGGCGCGCGAGATCGTGCGCCGCGCCGGTGCGGACCTCGGTCCGCTGAGCCCCGAGGAGGCCGCATGAGCGACACAAAGCGGACGATCCGCTACTGGGGAAAGCGTGTGCCCCCGCAGAACAAGGCCGAGTTCTTCAACGCGATCACCACTCCCGCGCCCGCTGGCGACGGCACCGTCGCCACGATTCGGATGTACGGGCCCATCGACTCCTGGGGTGGCTACTGGGGGATCTCGACGAAGGACGTCGGTGAGGTGCTCGATGCGCTTCCCGACTCGGTGTCGCAGATCATCCTCCGCGTCAACTCCCCCGGCGGCGAAGTGTTCGAGGGGGTCGCCATCCTCAACATGCTCCGGGCTCACAAGGCCTCCGTGACCGCCGTCGTCGACGGCCTCGCCGCCTCGGCGGCCTCGATCATCGCGGTCGGTTGCGACGAGACCGTGATGAGTCCCGGCACCCAGATGATGATCCACTCCCCGTCGACGATCGTGTGGGGCAACGCCGCCGAGATGCGCAAGACGGCCGACGTCCTCGACGGGATCGAGGACTCGATCATCGAGGTCTACACCGAGAAGGCTGGCGTCAAGGACTGGGCTCAGCTCATGGCCGACGAGACCTGGCTCACCGCCGCTGAGTCGGTGGATCTCGGTCTGGCCGACCGTGTCGCAGTCGTCCCTGACGCGGGCGACGCCACGACCGTCGGCGAGGACGAGGTAGTGATCGTCGTCCCCGATGACGACGACGTAGAGGACGACGCCGGCGCGCGCGTCATCCGCATCGCTGCGCGGGCAACCGCTGCAGCCCCCAAGCCCCCGGACTCGACCGAGCCGGGTATCCCCAACCGAAAGGAGTCCGTCGTGAGCGACGACTTCAAGGCTGGCCTCCGGAAGCGGCTCGGCGTGACCGATGCCAATGCCTCGGATGAGGAGCTGCTCGCAGCCCTCGACGAGACGCTGACGGAGCAGGCCGACCCCGCGGCGACCGAGGTGGTCGTCGACATCACCAGCAACCTGCCGGACGGCGCTCTCATCGTCGACAAGGCCACCCACGAGCAGCTCGTCGCGGACGCCGCGAAGGGCCGCCAGGCGATGGACACGATCGACGCGCAGCGCCGTGACGCCATCATCACCGCCGCGCTCAAGGACGGTCGTATCGCGCCAGCCGGCAAGGATTCCTGGCGCGCCTCGCTGGACGAGAACGAGGAGCGCACCAAGACGCTGCTCGACTCGATGCCGAAGAACACCATCCCGGTGGCCGAGATCGGTCACGCGGACGGTGGGATCGAGGACGCCGATTCGGCGCTCTACGCGAAGTTCTATCAGAACGAGAAGGGGGCCTGATCATGGGCGACCACCTGCTGAAGTTCAAGCCGGGTCAGGCGGTGACGTTCACCGCTGGTGGCGCGATCACCGGCGGCCAGGTCGTCGAGGTCGGCGCCGCCGACCGCACGGTTGTCGCGGCTGGTGCCGCCTCGGCCAAGGCCATCGGCACGGCCGGGCACGACGCCGCCAGCGGCGAGAAGGTCACCGTCCACATGGCTGGTCCCGTGGACACTGCGGCGGCCGCGGCCGCCATCGCCCGCGGCGCGAAGGTCGAGGCCGGCGCCGCCGGAACCGTCCAGACCGCCACCACTGGCCTCGTCCTCGGGATCGCCCTCACGGCGGCTGCCGGCCAGGGCGACATCGTCGAGTTCGTCCGCTGAGAGGGGACCACTGAACATGTACACCTACCCCGAGTCGCTGTCCAAGGCGACTGCCGAGGAGGCTCTTGCCTTCCTCAAGTCCCCGAACCTGCTCGCTCGCCGCTTCGCGGAGATCGCTGCCGATCGAGGCTTCCTGTCCCACCTCGTCCTCACCGGGCGCTACCAGATGCAGGGCGGCGCGATCGTCTACATCCCGGATGAGGCGGTCGAGGCGGGCGAGGACCCTGAGGTCGTCAACGCCGGCGGCGAATACCCGCTGATCACCCTCAGCCCGGACCAGGTCGCCATCGTCGAGGCACAGAAGAAGGGCTTCGGCACGGAGGTCACCGACGAGTCGGTGGGCCGCCTGGCGATGGACCCGATCGAGCGCTCCCTGAGCATGCTCGCCAACCGCCAGATCTCCAGCTTCGATCTGGCTGCGATGTCGCAGGTCGCCTCGGCGATCACCGAGACGGTGACCGGAAGCGCATGGACCTCCGCCACGGCGATCATCGCTGACATCGCGAAGGCCAAGGCCAAGATCCGCAACCAGAAGCTTGGCTTCCGAGCGGATGCGGTCATCCTGACCGAGGACCAGTGGGCAGCGATCGCCGCCCCGCTGGTGTCGGTGCTGCCTCGCGAGGCAGCGAACCCGGTGCTGGCCAGCGAGTTCCCCAACCTCATGGGGCTCTCCTGGGTGACGTCGCCCGACCTTCCCTCTGGCTGGGCGCCGACCGTGATCGACACCGCCAACCTGGGTGGCATCGGTCACGAGGACATCCCGTCCCCGGAGTACGTCGAGCAGTCGGTCGGCCTTGGCATGTCGGTGGAGGTCGCTCGCTTCCGCGAGAAGAACGACTCCACCCGCATCCAGGTCCGCAAGGCTGACGTGCCGGTCGTCCGCAACCCGAAGGCGGGCGTGGAGATCTCCGGGACCACGCTGTGAGCCTCTATCGGGTGGCGGCGCCGGTGGTCCAGGTCTCGATCGGTTCGCACGTCCGCATTCTCGGGCGCGGCACTGCCGTGCCCGAGGGTGTGGCCGACGACACGATCAAGCGCTTGGTCGCCAAGGGCATGCTCGTCGAGGTCGCGGACCCGGTCGACGAGGAGGCGGAGAAGGCCGCTGCCGACAAGGCAGCAGCCGAGGCCGCCGAGGCCGAGAAGGTGGCGGCCGAGAAGAAGGCTGCCGACGAGAAGGCCGCTGCCGACAAGGCAGCGAAGAAGTAGTCGAGAGGGGGCGGTGGAGATGATCATCCCGAGCGACCTGCCCGGTCTCGAGGACGACGCGGCACGACGACTGATCGTCGTGGCGCGCTCCATCGCCCCCTGCATCGACACTCTCACCGGCGAGGACCAGAAGAACGCGATCGCCATCCTGCGCGGCGTCGCGGCCGAGCTCCCCTCCCCCGGCACTGGGCGGGTGCGGTCGCAGTCCCGCAACGGCACGTCGGTGACGTGGGGCGACTACCACTCGGCGTTCGGCAAGGACGACCGGTCGGCGCTCCAGGCGCTGTGTGCTGGCTCATCGATCGCCCTGGCCGGCTCGCCGGTCGGGTCCTTCCCGCGCAGCACGATCGCCTGCGGAATCTGGCCGCCGGAGCCGCAGTGAGCTGGGGCGCGTTCTGGTACCCGCACTCGGTGCAGGTCCGGAACAAGACCAGCAGCGGCGGCATGGGCACGAGCTACGGCCCGCCTCGCACCGTTGCCGCCGAGGTGAAGGACGAGCAGAAGCTGGTGCTCGGCGCCGATGGCCGCGAGGTCGTCTCGAACACCCAGGTCACCATCGCCCTCCCAGAGGACGTGCCGCTCGGGTCGCTGGTCACAGTGTGGCCGGGCGAGCAGCGCCAGCGCGAGGCGCGGGTGCTGGCTGCGGCCGCGAACCCGAACGATCCCCCGCTGGACGCCTACCTGTTGCTGTCGCTGGAGTAGCCGCTCACCTGCGCCGCCTGTGCGGCCTCACGGTTCCGGGCGTTCTTGACGCTCCCAACGATGAGCAGAACGATCCCAGCGACCGCCCCAGCAAGGCCGAGCCAGAGGGCGACTTGGAAGAACAGCCCGGGCCAGTTGAACGCCTGCGGATCACCGTTCACCCCGTTGGAGAACCCCGCGGCGAGCGACCAGAAGAAGGTCGCCGGGGACACGATCAACAGCAGGACCAGTCCCGCCCCGAGGCTGATCCAACCCCGCTGGGTGAACTTCGCGGCAGGGCGGATGTGGGGCTGAGGCGCACTCATGCACACACGGTACTGATCGAAGGGGGCGCTCGCCATGGTCAAGCAGAACAACGCCAAGCTGACCGAGATCGAGAAGGCCGCCCGCGAGGCCCTGCGCGACACCGCCAAGGAGGTGCTCGCGCGGGCCAAGGAGAAGGTGCCGGTCGACGACGGCGGCCTGCGCCGATCGGGCAAGATCCGCGTCGATGACCTGAGCGTGATGGTGCGCTTCACCGCGCCGCACGCCTGGCTGCAGCACGAGCGCCTGGACTACAAGCACGACGACGGCGGGGCGAAGTACCTCGAGCGGGCGGTCGACGAGGTCGGCGTGGAGAACGCCATCATCGCCGGCGTGCAGGCGAGGCTCCGCGGTGGATGACGCACAGCTCACGCGCGCTCTGTGCGAGATGCTCGGCGAGGTGCCGGGCTGGCACTGGTCCCCCACGGCCGAGACGCCCGACTCGATGGTCGCGATCGCCTACGGCGACATCCCCGCCTCCCCTGACCGTGCCATCGGCGTCCGCGTCTACGGCGGCACCGACGACGCCGTGGTCTACCGCCCGGTCCGCCGCGTGCAGCTGCGCATCCGCGGCGCCCGTGACGACAAGGACGACGCCGACCGGATCGCCGGGTTCGCCTTCGCCCTACTCCAGGGCCGCTCACGCATCCGCGGGATCTCGTGGATCGAGCGGCAGACGTTCGGCCCGCTGGGCTCGGACGTCAACGGCCGCGAGGAGCGGACCGAGAACTACACCATCTTCATCGACAACCAGGAGGCGAGCCATGGACACGGCTGACCGCTACCGCGAGGCCGGGATGCCTCCGCCCAAGGGTGAGGTGTTCATCCCAGCCTCGAAGCTCGCGCGCCACCGCAGCGCGCAGATCGTCCGCGACATGGCGAGACAGAGCGGCGTCCCGCTCGAGCTCGCGCCGGGCGGACTCACCCACACCGACTCCCCGCTCGCCGAGCGGGTGCACGACCCGGCCACCGATGGGCCGGTTCTGCCGGAGATCGATCCGGCTGTCTACGGCTCCGACTCGGTGCCGCTGGATGACAACCCCGACGCCGACACCGAGGAGCACTCATGAGCGTCCCCCTTCCCTCTGACACCTCGCTCGCGCAGTCGTTCGAGTGGGGTCTGGACATCAACCTGGGCACGACCGGCTCGCCGTCATGGCAGCCGATCCGTCGCATCAGCGCGTGGTCGCCTTCCTACCCGCCCACCTCGCAGGATGCCGCGACCTACGACGACAAGGGCGCCGAGAACACCGACATCACGGGCCGCAGCTTCGCCACGTCGTTCACGGTGCAGGGCAACCAGTCGGACGTCACCGGCCTGTACCTTCCCGAGGTCGAGTCGCTGCTCGCGGCTGACCGCAGCATCGGGGCTGGTGCAGTGCGTGAGGTGCGCTGGTACAACAAGCCGGCCGTCGGCACCCCGAACCCGAACGGCGCCGGGCAGGCGTTCGTCACGGTCTCGGTCACGCGCCAGAACACCGGCAACGCGGAGATCGAGGTCTTCAACGTGACCCTCACCGGCAAGGGTGAGTTCAAGGTCATCGACAACCCGTTCACCGGCTGGGACGAGACCGCGCCCGTGCTCTCCGCCGTCTCCCCCGAGGGTGCCGAGGAGGCCGAGCTCGTCACGCTCACCGGCACCGGCTTCCTGGGGGCGTCCGCTGTGGCGTTCGGCGCCACCCCCGCCGTCGACTTCGTGGTGGCGAACGGCGCGACGATCATCGCCCAGGTGCCCACCGGTTCGGCTGGCGTGGTCAACGTCACGGTGACCACGCCGGGCGGCACCTCGAACACGCTCGCCTACACCCGAGGCGCGTAGCCCATGCCCGCTGTCGACTTCGGCGAGTGGGCGGCGGTCGACGGGCTCGAGCTGCAGCTCGGGGGGCGCACCTACAAGGTGCCTCCCCCGAGCGTGCAGTCGATGCGCCAGGTGCTGGCCGCCGCGGTGCGGGGCGAGGTGAACCTCAGGATGGTCAAGGGGCCGGTCCCCGCCGAGGTTCAGGAGGTGCTCGACTCGATCGGGCCCGATGACCACCCGGGACTCGGGCCGGTCTACGACCAGCTCGCTGCCGATGGCGTGCCGCAGGTCGTCGTCGACCGCATGGCGTACTACGCGGTGTTCTACTGGGCCCGCGGCAAGGAGTACGCCGACACCCTGGCGCGGATCATGTGGGCGCCGATCTCCGAGGAGGTCGACGAGCACGCCCCAAAAGGCTAGTCACCGCCGAGGACTGGGCGCCCTACGGCATCGGTGAGAAAGACGCGGACGGCTGGTACCAGGACTACCGGCCGGTGCCGCAGGAGCTGCGTCCCGAGGCGACCACCTCCTCGATAGGCAAGGCGCCCGCGATGGACGAGTCGCTGCTGGCGATCGTGAGCAACTGGCGGCTCGTCATCGCCGACCTGGCCCGTCTGTTTCAGGTCGACCTGTACGACCCGACCGTCCTGGCCCGTCCGTGGCCTGGCGTCCGGACGATGATCTTCGCCCTGCTCGACATGCCCGAATCGCTACTGCGACAAGCACTCACGATCCGGAGGTGACGGCGTGTCCAAGGCCACCGTCACCGAGCTCGAAGTCCTCTTCACCGCCGACACCAGCCGTGTCGACAAGGCCGCGAAGAGCGTCAAGGACCAGGCCGACAAGATCGAGAAGCGGCCGGTCGAGCTCGAGGTCGACGGCGACGCCAAGGGCGCGCTCGACGCCATGGACCGGGTCGAGGCCGAGGCGAAGAAGATCGTCTCGCAGAAGACCGCGCTCACCATCAACGCGAACATCGACCGCGCCGAGTCGAGCCTGTCGAAGGTGCAGGAGAAGCTCGACTACCTGCACTCGGTCGAGGCCACGATGGAGGTCACGGCCGACATCAAGCGGGCCGAGTCCGCGCTGCAGCAGATCCAGCGGCGACGCGACGCTCTCGTCAGCGCGCGCGCCACGATGGAAGTGGACGTCAACGAAGGTCAGGCGAAGCAGAAGCTGCAGGACGTGGCCGACTTCGCTGGCGAGGCTGGCGAGGATGGTGGCGACTCCGCAGGGGCGGGCCTGGTCGGCGGGATCGTGGCGGCCCTGGCGACCATCCCCATCGCTGGCGCCATCGTGGGCATCGCCAAGACCGTCGCGGGCGCCGTCGTCGAGGGCTTCCAGGACGGGCTCGCCGTCGAGGTGCGGCAGGACCGGCTGCAGGCCCTCACGGGGATCTCCGAGCAGGACGCGGCTCGGTTCGCGATGGCCGCTGGCGAGGCTTACGCCAACGTGTTCGGCGAGTCGATCGAGTCGAACATGGACACGGCGCGGCTCGCGCTGCAATCCGGCCTGATCGACCCGACCGAGACGGTTCGCGACTCGCAGAAGGTCATCCAGTCCCTGGCCGGCATCGCCGACGTGCTCGATGAGGATGTGCAGCCGGTTGCGCGGGCCGTCACCACGCTGCTCTCCTCGGGCCTGGTCAAGTCCGCCGACGAGGCGTTCGACCTGATCGCCGCGGGTGCCCGCGAGGGTGTGAACCTGCACGAGGATCTGCTCGACACCCTCATCGAGTACCCGGCCCTGTTCGCACGCCTGGGCCTGTCCGGCGAGGACGCCCTCGGGCTGATGAACCAGGGGCTCGAGGCGGGCGCGCGCAACAGCGACCTGGCCGCCGACGCGCTCAAGGAGTTCCAGATTCGGGCCTCTGAGGACCTGCCCAACGCGACGGTCGGGTTCGAGGCTCTCGGCATGAGCGTTGAGGAGTCCATGGCAAAGGTCGCAGCCGGCGGCGAGCCGGCCCGCGACGTACTCGCGCAGGTGCTCAACGAACTGGGCGAGATGGAGCCTGGTGTCGAACGAACGGCTGCAGCGATGGCGCTGTTCGGGACCCAGGCTGAGGACCTCGGCGACGCGCTCTTCAACATGGACCTCGACACGGCGGTCGACTCCCTCAACGGTGTGTCCGGTGCGGCACAGGCGATGTTCGACACGCTCGCCGACAACGACGCCACGAAGCTCGAAGAGGCCAAGCGCAACATCGACGTCGCCGTGCAGGGCATCCAGGGCGCGCTCGCGGGTGCGTTCGCGGACCCGCTCGCGGAGGGTGCCGAGTGGATCAGCTCGAACCGTGGGCCGCTGCTGGCGTTCTTCGCCGACCTCGCCAACGGGGCCATCGACTTCGGCATCGCCGCCGTCGAGGGTGCCGCGGGTGCGACCGAGGGCTTCGGAACCTTCGTCTCCGGTCCGCTGGCCGACACGGTCGACGGCATCGCCGGCGTGCTCGACGGTCTGTCCGGGCTGCCGTTCGTCGACCTGGGCGACGAGGTCGAGGGGCTCGAGGCTCTCGCCGACGGCATGCGCGACTTCGACGACACCACCGCCGGAGCGGCGGACGAGCTTCGCCAGGCCCTCATCCCGGGACTGGAGGAAGCGCGGTCGGGCTTCAACGACTTCATCGACCCGCAGATCGCGATGGGTCACCTGCACGACGCGACCCTGCGTCTGGCTGGCGCCGTCGCCGAGGTCGGGTACGCCGCAGACGGTTCTCAGATCAGCATGGAGAACCTCGACGCGGCGAACCTCTCCGCCACCGAGGGTGGTCGACAGCTCGAGGACCAGATCCTGGCCGCGGTCGACGCTCTCAACGCAGAGGCCGCCGCCGGGGCTGTGGCTGGCGACTCGCAGGCGACCCTGACCGAGCGCTACGCCGCCGGCCGTCAGGCCCTCATCGACCAGCTCGTCCAGATGGGCATCGCCGAGACCGACGCGATCGCCCTGGCCGACGCCTACAACGCCGTGCCCGGGAACGTAGACACGATCATCGCGTCCAACGCCGCAGCCCAGACGAGCACGATCGAGGACCTCGGCTACGCGATCGAGACCCTGCCCGACGGGTCGGTGAAGATCGTCGCGAACACCGACGACGCACAGCTCTCGGTCGACCGGTTCGTCCGCGACAACCAGAACCGCACGATCCGGGTGACGGTCCGCGCCGACGGCTCGACGTCGGGCTTCACCGGCGCGGGGAACACGCGCTTCGAGCGCGACGGTGACGTGCTGCTGCCGATGGCTGGCGGTGGCGTGCTGTCGCCGATGGCACCCATCGCGCAGGTGGTCAACCCCAACACCTGGCGCGTCGTCGGTGACCGGATGGACGTGCCCGAGCTGTACGCGCCGCTGGACGGTTCGCCGCGCTCGTGGGCGCTGATCATGGAGGGCATCCGTCGGATGGGCGGGATGCCGATGCAGGACGGTGGCGTGGTCGGCTCGACCGCGTATGCCGGGCCGGGGCAGATCACAGGACCCCTGGTCCAGGTCGGCACCGTGGTCCAGGGCACGCCGACCGACGTCGGCCACGAGGTTCGCCTGGCCCTCCTGGGAGTGATGTGACGGTGCGCGCCACCACCGACCTAAGGGGGCGAGCATGTTCCTCGGCCCTCTGAACTACCTCGGAGCCACGGCATACCTCGGAAGCGGCGGCGGTGTCGACCCCGGTGGCATCGGCACGCTGGTCACCTGGAACGACCTGACCGCCTCGGGCACCTCGGGTCGGTTCACATTCCACACGCTCGACGGGTGGGAGTCGCTTCCCGAGACGCGGCACGAGGACATCCCGCGCCCAGGCCAGCATGGCTCGTTCGACCAGCCGGTCTACGTCGGATCGCGCCGCGTCGTCGTCGCTGGCCGCATGCTGGCAACCGAGGATCGCAACGCCCGCCTGGCCGAGCTCCAGCAGGCGTTCCGCGTCGAGCCGGACCACCGACTGCTGACGATCCGGCACGCCGGCCGGACGCTCTCGGTCGCCGCGCGCATCAAGCGGTTCACCTTCACCCCCAGCCAGTGGGGCTCCGGCGCCTTCTCGTGGCTGGTGGAGTGGGTGGCGGCCGACCCCTACCGCTACGGCCTGGCGCAGCAGCACTACACCACCCTCCCCGAGCTCGTCGGCGGCCTGGAGTTCGACCTGTTCACGGACGGGTCGGAAACCACCGGGTTCCTCGAGTACGGCGAGCAGGGTTCCACGGGTCGTATGACGCTGACGAACGAAGGGAACGCGGACGCGTGGCCGATCTTCGAGGTCGCAGGACCGGCGCCGCAGGGGTTCGCGATCCAGCACGTGGAGTCGGGTCGGCGCGTTGTGTCGGCGACGAACATCCCGGCTGGATCGGTGCTGACGGTGAACTTCGCGAACGGTATGGCGACGCTCGACGGGGTGGACCGATCGGGGCAGCTGACGGTTCGGGAGTGGTCTCCGGTGCCGGCGGGCGGTTCGGCGACGTTCGCGTTCTCGGCACCGGTGGAGTCGGCAGCATCCCTGACCGCAACGATCCGCTCGACGTACTGGTGAGGGGCGCTCGTGGCTGAGGTGTCCATCCTGTCGGGAGAGATGGTCTCGGGGCAGCGGTTGGCGCAGGTGCCGGCGTCGGCCGGTACCGTGCGGACCTGGCTCGGCGGGGACGGCGAGATCACCTGCACCATCCCCTTGCGGGACCGGTGGATCTGGCCGCGGCGGCTCGAGCTGATCTCGATGCTCGAGCCGTGGCGTACGTTCCTGGCATTCCAGGTGGGGCAGACCCTCGTCGAGGCTGGCCCGATCGTCGCCCACCAGATGCCCGACGATGACAGCGGCCTGCTGACGGTGAAGGCTGTCGGGCTGCGTGGGCTGCTGCGCCGCCGCCTTGCGATCAACGCGACGTCGGCCACCCCGCAGAAGGAGACGCTCTCCTACCTCGGGCTCTCGCTGGGCACGATCGGCAAGCGGGTCGTGCAGCGGACATTGGCGAACCCTGGCGGCTCGCTGCCCGTGGTGCTGCCGCCGGACGAGGCCGGGGATCACGAGCGCACCGTTCCCGGACACGAGTTCGCCACGGTGGAGCAGCTGCTGACCGATCTGTCCGGGGTGCAGGGCGGCCCTGAGTTTGCATTCCCGCCGCGCTTCACGGCGGACACCCTCGGGGTCGAATGGGTGATGCGAGCTGGGACGGCCTCTGTTCCGCAGCTCGGTCAGACCGGCGATGACTGGATCTGGGACTACTCCGCGGCGGGCGCGGTCACCAACCTCGCGGTCCAGCGCGACGCCGGGAACCGCGTCAACTCGGCGTATGTCACCGGGCAGGGCATGGACGAGGCGATCCTGACAGCGCGCGCTACCGGTGCGGACGAATGGGCTCGCGGCTACCCGCTGCTGGATGAGGTCTACTCGCACTCGACCGTGGGCCGACAGCAGACGCTGGACTCGTGGCCGCCGGCGTACCTGCAGCAGGGCTCGCGCCCGTGGACGTCGTGGAAGTTGAGCGTCCAGCGGGACGCCTACCCCACGCTGAGGGAGTACCGGGCTGGTGACTGGGCCAGGGTCTATGTCGTCAACCACCCGTACCTGCCGGACGGCACATACAGGTCCCGCATCGGCTCGTTCACGGCGTCGCTGGGTTCCTCCGTGGTGCCACTGGAGATGCTCCCGACGCTGGAATGGAGGTAAGGGCCAGATGTCTGACACGGACGGCTGGAACGGCCCACGCCGCGGCGGCGAGGACGACTTCGGGCGCTGGACGGACATCATCAGGGATCTCCAGAAGCGCCTCGCCGCGGTCGAGCGTGGCGCTCCACTGCGGGCTGCTGGCATCGGCGTCAACGAGGACGGCATGGTCGTCGGCTCATCGTTGGGTGTGACGGGCGACCTGAACGTCAGCGGCGACGCGGCGTTCTCAGGCGACCTGGACGTGTCGGGAGACGCTGAGTTCTCCGGCGACACCATCATCGGTGGCAACGCCGCGATCACCGGGACGCTGTCGCTGCCGAACGGGATCATCAACAACGACGCGCTGGCGAACCCGATCGCCTTCGGTAGCGGGTTCGCGGACAACGACGGGTTCTCCCTCGCGGCCGCAGGCGCGAACGTCTGCAGCTTCAACATGGTCGTTCCCGCCGGATACACGAAGGCCCTCGTGACCGCGCTCGGCGTGATCTCAGCGTTCAACACGACGGCGACACTCGACTACCTCCGGGCTCGCGTCTACATCGACAGCAGCACCGGCCACGCATCGTTCGGTCGGAGGCTCATCACGCCGCTGACTTCGGGGAACGGCTCTGGCGACCTGGCGGTCAACAAGATGTCCGAGGTTACCGGCCTCGTGGGCGGCGCGACGATCACCTGCCGCCTGTTCGCAGAGACGGACTTCGCCAACCTGCCCGCTCATGTCGCGAACGGCGCGAGCATCAACGCTCAGGCGATCTTCCTGCGTTAGGGGCGATCGTCGCCACCCGGCGCGTTGTCGCCAGGCAGCGGCTCGGGCGCGGGGTTGTCCGGGCCGTAAACCTCGTTCGGCTCCGGGGTCCGGACATCAGGCTCGGGCTCGGGCTCGGGCTCAGGGTTCTGCGTCACTTCGGGCTCCGGTTCAGGCTCGGGGGTGGGCTCGGGTTCGATGGGCGGCGCCGGCTCGGGCTTAGGTTCGGGAGCTTCCTCCACGACGACCTCGACGACCGGCTCGGGTTCGGGCAGAACGCCAACCGCACTGAGGCGTGTCTCGACGAGCTCCACGACGGGTGCCGCAACAGCGAACCCTTCGCGGGCGAGCGCTGCGTCCTCCGCGTTCGCGTTCGCCTGCACGGCCACTACTCCCCCGAGCACGACGACCGCACCTGCGGCGCCGAGCAGCACCGACTTCATGTCCATGGGCGAAGCGTAACCGCCAGCACCCACAAACGATAGGGGTAGTTGTGACCATTCGTAGCGGTCTGTTCGTCCGCAAGGACGGCACCAAGGGCACCACCCCTCTCGAGGCTCGCCTCGCGCTCGAAGGGATCGTCCCGCGCGAGGGTGTCATGGACGGCTTGGTCGTCTCCGGCCGCGCGTCGTGGGCATACCAGGTCACCGCCGGCCACTGCGTCACGAGACGCAGCAACGACGGCGTCGTGCTGTTCTCCAACGACTCCACCGCCATCGTCGGCGAGGACGGTGAGGGCGACACCGTCCCGCCCGCGCCCGGCACCGGCTCGCGGATCGACATCATCTACATCCTGCACAACGACGTCGACAACGACGACCCGAACTCTCAGCCGCGGTTCGGTGTGGCCTCTGGCGTGGCGCAGGGCACGCCCAACCCCCCGACGATCCCCGACGGTGCGATCGAGTTGGCCCGCGCAACCGTGGTGGCCGGCGCCACGAACACGGCGCACGCGAACGTCACGATCACGCACTCGCAGCGGCTCCGCACGGGCGTGCGTGGCGGCATCATCACCGTCAACAGCAACGCCGAGCGTGACGCGCTGTCCTCGTTCGCGACGTCGTTGCAGCCGATCTGGGTGGACAACCTGGCGACCGGCACGCTCGAGCGCAACCGCGGCTCCAGCTGGGTGGTCGTCGCGACGGTTGCCACCGCCGCAGCCGTGCCCCCATTCCGGATGGCGGCGGGGGTGCAGGCACTCTCTGTTACCACCGACTCTGCGGTGTTCGCTGCGAGCCTCCCTGCAGGTCGGTTCACCCAAGCTCCGGTGATGACGGGGAACGTCATGGGCTCGACCTCGGCCACCGCGGGCGCTCGTGTGCGGTTCTCGCCGGTGACGACCACGGACTTCCAGATCATCGTCACCGGCCTGATCGCGCCCACACCGCCGAATAGCCTGACCTTCAGCGTCGCCTGGACTGCCGTGCAGATGACCCCGACGACGGCGGCCGGCTGATGGCTACCTACTCCCCCCTGACCGACCGCAAGATGCCCCCCCGGCTGCCCAAGTCCTCGTCGCGCCACGGCAGCGACATCGAGCGCGTCATAGTCCACCACTGGGCTGGCAAGAACGGCGGCATCGAGCGGCTGGTGCAGTCGAGCGACGAGGCGTCGGCGAACTACCTCATCCTCACCGCCGGCGAGCTGATCGGGTCGGTGCCGGAGGAGGAGCGCGCCTGGACGTCGAGCAGCGCCAGCGCTGACCGCCCCTCGATCACGTTCGAGGTGCAGAACGAGACGCTCGCACCGCACTGGCGCGTCTCGGACGAGGCGATCAACACCCTCACCCGCACCATCGCCGACATCGCAGACCGGTACGGCTGGCCCAGCACCAAGGGCCGCGTCGTGGGCCACCGCGACTTCGCGGCCACCGCCTGCCCCGGCCCCTACCTGTACCCCCGCCTCGACGTCATCGCTGCTGCCGCTCAGGCGCTGCGACGACGCGGGAGTGCACCCGGACCCGCACCCGCACCAACACCCGAGGAGAGCGTCATGACACCCGCACAGGAAGCGAAGCTGGACCGCGTGCTTGCCCTGCTCGAGCAGGTCGATGGGGCGCTCGCTACCGGCGTCGCCAGCCGCAGCATCGGCAAGGCGGTGGCCGGGCTACCCCGCGACACCGCGGACGCCGTCCTCACCGCTCAGATCGGCCGCGGCTCCAACCGCCGTCGTGTCGTCGACGCGATCGCCGGCACAGAGTCCGCCGTCGACACCGCCCTCACCATCCTGACCAAGGAGAGCTGAACCATGGCCAAGCACGCACTCATCGCAACTGGCGTCTTCACCGGCGCCTGGTGGAAGGCCACGGGCGCCCGCGTCCTGTACACCTTTCTGGCCGCGCTGGTGCCCTACGTGATTCTCGTCCAGACGGGTGAGGTCGCGATCCTCGACGCTCTCTCGATCAGCGGGATGGCCGCCCTGGCCGCTCTGGTCACGGCCGTCGCGGACCTGCCTGAGATCGAGACTGGCACGATGCCGCTCGCACAGGCGATCGGGTACCGGGTCCTGAGGACGTTCGGCCAGAACCTTGCCGCCGGTATCGCCGGGCTGCTGCTGCTGCAGGACGTGCCGTGGACTGCGGTCCTGACTGCGGCTGCCGGCGCCTGCCTCGTCACTCTGCTGCGCACTTTCCTCGATGTGCTGCCGGAGACCGATCTCGCCCTCGCTACCGGCAAGCCGGTCGACGGCGACCAGCCCGCCTAAGCGTGATGCCTGACCGCAGGAAGTACGACCGCAACCCTGACACGCTGCTCGTGCTCTCGGTCGGCTCAGCGATGCTGGCCATCGTCGTCACGGCGCAGTCGCCGCCCGGCTCCCTGAGTGAGTCGTGGGGGTCGCCGTGGGCGATGGTCTGGGCCATCAGCACCGGCATCGGGTTCCTGGCGGCGTTCATCGGCGTGCTGCTCCGAGACCCGCTCATGGGCTGGGCCTCCGAACTCGGTGGCCGCATCGTCCTCACCACCGGGCTCGGCGTGTACTTCGCCGTGCTGATCGGCTCGATCAAGGAGACCGGCACCCTGGTGATCGCCGGGCTGGTGTTCGCGCTCGCGATCTCCTCCGGCTGGCGAGTGCGGCAACTCTGGCTGCGGCTGCGTGAATGGGAGCGACGCGCGAAGGACGCGACCTCGTGACCCCGGTGCAGATCATCGGCCTGATCGTCACGATCCTCGGCGCCGGGACCGGCCTCACCGCTCTCATCTTGGTGCCGCGGCAGATCCAGAAGCTGCGCGCCGACACGGTGAAGGTCTCCGCCGACACCGGCAAGGTCGAGGTCGAGGCCTCCGCCCTGCTGGCCGAGACCGAGGATGCCCACTTCACCGCGATCATCAAGGCGCAGTCCGAGGCGCTGGTCGCACCACTCACCGAGCGGGTACAGCGTCTTGAGGACCAGGTCAAGGAACTCGAGGCCGAGCTGGCCACCTCGCGTCGCCTTGCACGGAACGCCATCGGCTACGTCAGGACGCTGCTGACGTGGATCAACCGGCACCTCGCGGCTGCCACTGAGCCCATCCCCGCACCGCCGGCCGACGTCGCCAGCGAGCTCTGACCCGAGAGGTGCTGTGAACCATGGCCTACACCCCCAAGAGCTGGAAGAACAAGGGCGAGCCGGGCGCGGTCCCGGTGTACGCGGACGACGCGAACAACTGGGAAATTCAGATCGCGCAGGGGCAGCTGCTGGCCGAGGCTGCACAGGACACCGCCAACGAGGCGCTCGCAGCGTTCGAGAACCTCGACGTCACCGAGGCCGTCGATGACGCGATCGCCGGGATGGACGTCACGACCGCAGCCGACTTCGAGGGCGAGGAAGGGCTCTACGACTTCCCCGGCTCCTCGGGCGCCTCGCTCGTCACGCAAGAGATCGACGGCGCGAACTACCTGAGCGGGTCTGCGCTCGAGGGGCAGCACACCACCGTCGGCGACACCGAGATCATCGTCAAGCCCGACGCCGCCCCGGCGGGCGTGTGGACGGTGAACGGCTCGGGCGAGATGTACTGCACCGCCGGCGGCGCCACCACACCCATGTATGTGGACGTGGGCTCGCCGGAGGGGATCAGCACGGCCGTCGTCGGGGCGCTAAACTCGATCGGCTCGGCCCAGGGGATCGGCGCCTTCATCGCCGGGCGCATCCTCACCGGTGACGCCCGCATGATGCGCTGGGGCATCGCCACCGCGACCCGTTACTACACCCTTGCCCGCAGCTCAGGGACCACCCTGCCCGGCACCGTCGTGACGCTCGCGACGTCGAGCGTGGTCGCACAGCCCGGCGACGTGGTTGACCTGGAATACCGGGACCACGTGCTCCGGCTGTACGTCAACGGCACCCTCGCGCTGTCCTACACGCTCACCAGCGGCGAGCAGGCGTCCTACGGCCTGCCCAACGCCACCCTCGCCGGGGTGCACGCCAACTCCACGGTCTCCGGCGCCACGATCGCCTCCTGGAGCTACGCCACCGGGTGGCCGACCGTCGACCGCAAGATGATCGCGATCGGGTCCGACCACAAGCTGCCCGAGTCGGTCGAGATGTCCGACGCGATGATCGCCGAGATCAACGCCCGCACCGCAGGCGCACGCCGGTTCAGCATCGTGGACTACGGCGCGGCGATGGACGCCGTACTCCTCACCGATGCCGTGACGGCGGCGGGCTTGCCCACGGTCTCATCCTCGGCGCGTCCGTTCACCTCCGCCGACGTCGGAAAGACCATCGCGGTGATGGGCGCTGGACCCGTCGTCGCCAACGCCAACGACGGGGTCTGGATCAGCACCGTGACGTCGGTGTCTTCGGGTGTTGCCACGCTCACCTCGAACGCCACCAGCACGGTGTCGGGCGCACGCTGCATCTTCGGCACCCCCGACGATGCCGCGTTCGCCGCCGCGCAGGACGCCGCCGTCAGCGCAGGCGGCGGCACGGTGTTCATCCCACCGGGGCGCACCATCGTCACCGTCCCCCTCAACGTCCAGAACTACGTCTCCTGGGCCGGAGCCGGTCGCGAGCTGTCCTGGGTGCACGTGGTCGCCGACCGACCTGGCAGCGGCAGTACGGCGGGCACGTCGGACTGGCTGACCTGCGCGGGACGCACCTCCGCCAACCTCCTCATCGGTGCCGACTTCCGCGACTTCGGCGTCCAGGCCGAGGCAATGATCCACACCGCCGGCTACGGGTCGGCCATCAAGCCCCTGAACATCTACTACGTCAAGCGCTGCTCGATCGAGCGCATGAACGTGTGGAACACCCCCGCCACAGCGGTCCCGTTCGATCACTCCTACGAGATGTGCGTCATCCGGGACAACGTCATCGTCAACCCTGGGCGGCTGGCACCCTCGGGCGTCGGCCCGGGCGGGTCGGGTATCGGCGCGGGCACGCGCGGCGCTGGATCGGTCGAGCCGACGTTGATCGAGAACAACGTCATCATCGGCACCCACACGGCAGGCGCCGCAGGACCCGGGCACAACGGCATCTTCACCGAGGGGCAGACCGGGGCAGACCCTGACGAGGGCGTGGTGGGATACCGGATCCGCGGCAACGTCGTCATCGGGATGCCGTTCGGGATCTCCGACACCGGATCGACCGGCACCCTGATCGACGGCAACACCATCATCGGGTGCGGCCGAGGGATCCGTCTGTCGAGGACCAGCCTGGACGGCTCCTACCCCGGGCTGCACACCATCATCCGCGGCAACACCATCCGCGGGTCGGTCGGACCGGCAACCTTCGACGGCATCGGCATCGCCATCACGACCGCCGACGGTCCCAACGTGCGGGCCGAGGTGCACACGATCATCGAGGGTAACCAGGTCATCGAGTGCGACAAGTGGGGCATCTGGGCTCGAGCGACATCGGGCGCCACCGACCTCGACGGGATCATGATCCACGGCAACGTCGTGCGTGCCAACGGGCGCTCCGGCATCCGCATGGAGTCCACCGGGACCCAGGTGCTGAACTACCCGGCGATCAAGGACAACCAGATCGTCGGCAACGGTCGCGCGGCGGTCGCTGGCGAGGTCTCCGGCATCCTCATCCCCTCCGGCACCACGATCGTCGGTGGCCGCATCCAGGACAACGACATCTATGACCTGGCGAGCTCGCCGACGCAGACGGCCACGATCACCTCGACCGGGGCGACCCTCACCGGCGTGCGCGTGGCTGGCAACACCGGCGACGCCTGATCCTCCACCACGGCACGACCACCCACGGAGGGAGGCGAGCCATGTCCGGACCCAAGGACGGCGACGAGTTCATCCGGTGACCCCCTCCGCTTCACCAGCCGAGACCCCGCCTCGGGCCCACAAGGCCCGGGGCGGGGTCTTTCTCTATGCTCTGGGTCCATCCCCTCAGGGGACGCAAGGCCGGTCATCGGGGGTCTGTGCGTGCGATACGTGCGTTTGATGGTCCGAGACCCGACGGCCACCTTTCCGCGCCGTTGCAACGAAAGGTCCCTGTCGAGCGCCGGGCGTAAGGGAGGGTTCAAATCCCACCGCTACCGCTCCGGGAGTCCCGGGATTGCAACGAAAATCAGGAGCAATCCCGGGACACATCCCCTAGATCTCGGATCTTATCCCCTCGTCGGCGTAGCCTCGTTGGTATGGCAAGCATCGAACGGCGTACCGGTCCCAGGGGAACCTCATACAAGGTCATCTGGTACGACGAGGAGGGCCGCAAGCGCTCCAAGACCTGGGCCGATGAGACCAAGGCCCAGATGTGGCGCCAGCTGATCGAGTCCGTGCGCGGCGACGAGGCCCGCGCGGTCCAGCACCTGGCCCGCCAGGCCTCGCAGGCTCCCACCGTCGACAAGGTCGCCGAGCACCGCCTCGGCCTGCTGCGCGGCACCGAGTTCTCCCGCCAGACCTACGCCTCCTACATGCGCAACCACATCGGGCCAGCCATCGGCGACTGGCCGATCGACACCGTCACCGAGGACGACTGCCGGCGCTTCGTGATCGCGCTCGAGCGCAAGGCCCTGTCCGCCAAGTACGTCCACAACATCTGCGGCTGGCTGACCTCGGTGTTCAAGCACGCCGAGGAGCGCGGCTGGCGGCAGGGCAACCCGATGAAGCCAGGCATGCTGCCCGCCGTCGTGCGCACCGACGAGGACGAGGCCGATATGTTCCTCACCCGGGACGAGGCCACCGCGATCATCGACCGGATGCCGAAGCGCCACCAGGGCCCGGCCCGGCTGATGCTGGCCACGGGCCTGCGACCATCGGAGATGCGGGCCCTGACCGTGGGGGACGTCTACCTCGACGCCCAGCAGCCCGTCGTGCGCGTGACCAAGGCGATCAAGCAGGACCGCGAGGGCGGGTCCTACGTCGGCCCGCCGAAGTCCAAGCGCGCCGTGCGCTCGCTCGGCCTGCCACCCTCAGCCGTCGAGATGCTGCGACCACACATCGCGGGCCGCAAGAGCGGCGAGGTCCTCTTCGGCGACGGCAAGGGATCCTGGCTGCCGGAGTCCACCTACTACCAGGGCTTCACCGCGGGCGTGAAGCGAGCTCGCGCGGACGGCCTCCTGGACAAGAACCCCTCGCCCTACTCGCTGCGCCACACCCACGCCTCGCTGATGCTCGACGCCGGGATGAGCCTCTGGCAGCTGTCCCGCCACATGGGGCACGGGTCGCAGGCGGTTACCGAGAACGTCTACGCCCACCTCATGCCGGACGCGCAGTACCAAGCCGCCACGTTCGCACAGAAGGCGATCGGCGGCTAGCTCAGCGTTCGCCGATGTCAGCCCGCCGACGGGCACGCTCGATGACACTCATGGGCTGGGCGCGCATCGCTTCGGCCAGCCGCGCCAGGTCGTCCAGACAGAGGTCCTGGCGCCCCGTCAGCAGCCGCGAGACCGTCGACTGAGAGATGCCCGCCGCCTCGGCGATGTCCTCCTGGCGCATCTTGCGCTCGGCCGCCAGACGCCGCAGCTCGTGAAGGATCGCCGCATTCCAGGGTCGGGCATGTCTCGGTTTCGTCACGACGTGCCTCCCGTATGCATGATGCGGGTAGCGCGGTTGTCCAGGCGTTCCCGCGCTGCCTATCTTGCCCTCACCCGCACTGCTGCGGGGCGAACTTGGGGAGACAGGGTGTCGGAAGTGACGTTCCTAGAGGCGTTGGGCATGACCGTGGTGGAGGTGCCCGGGCTGTCAGTGGAGGTGTGTTACGTCGAGGACGTCAACGTCGGGCTGGTCAGGGCTGGCCTGACCCCTCAGGCCCGTCGGCAGGTCTACGACTGGCTTCTGTCAGCCGCCGGCGAGGGGTACGCGACCGCGTCCTGAGTCGCGACCCCTCGTCTGCGGCGGCATTCATGGGGGCGGAACGTAGGTCATGTTCCCCACCTCTTCCCTCGGTCAGGAGGCGGATCAGCTTGTTGATCGCCTCGCGCTCTTCGTGGGTGAGGTACGGCGCTCGCTCGTCCGGGATGAAGTCCCGGCTGTAGTCGGGTGCCTGCTCGTCGCGCCAGGCATATGCCTGCTCGACGTCGATCCCCAGCGCGTCAGCGACCTTGCGGATGGAGTCGTCGGACGTCTTGAGTCCGAGAACCACCTTCCGCGCGGTCTCGTGCGACAGCTTGGCGGCTGCGGCCAGGGGTCGGTAGGTCCCGACACCTTTCCGCTCTGCCGCCGTCAGCCACGGCTCAGGGATGCGTTCACTCACAGGACAACCTTCCGACCTACGACACGTCCTCGTCTAACTGGCCGATAGACGCACCGTCTACGAACTACACACATGTGATCCGCGACGGCGGCAGAACTCCGCCAGTTCCCGGTGTTGACAAGTTAGACGATCCCGTCTAACGTCTAGGCATCCGCTTGACACCGAGACAGAAAGGCCGGAGGATGAGGGTCATCGAGAGGAGGTTCGACGTGGAGCTGATCAGCCCCGACGCACTCGTTCAGTACATGCGGTTCCGCGACAACATGTCGCTCAAGCAGCTGGCGGACGCCGTCACTCGCATGGGCGTCAAGACCTCGAAGGCGACCATCGGACACCTGACCAGCGGGCACGTGAAGCGGACCAATGTCGAGCGAGCCAAGGCGATCGCCAAGGTGCTCAACGCGCCGGTCCATGCGCTCTTCGCTGAGCCCAGAGTGTCAATCGTCCAGCGAGACGTTCGACCGGGAAAGCGGGCGGCCTGATGGACCTCACGGCGTTCGACTACAACGGTGCTCCGCTGCGCACCGCCGAGCTCGACGGCAAGCCTGCGATCGTGCTCGCGGACATCGCGCGCATCCTCGGCTACCGCGACGCCAACACCGCGGCACGCATCCTTCGTGAGCACCACAAGGGGTACGCAGATGTGCGTACCCCCGGCGGCGTGCAGTCGATGCTCGTTGTCACCGAGCAGGGGTTCAACCGTCTGGTGATGCGGTCCAGCGCGGTGCACGCCGAAGCCGTCCAGGACTGGGTCACCGACGAGGTGCTCCCCCAGATCCGCCGCACCGGTTCCTACGTCCAGCGTGAGGCCGCGCAGATCACCCGCGCCGACCTGGCCCGCATGGTCATCGAGGCGGAGGCCGAGCTGGCTGCGGAGCGCGAGCGGGTCGCTGTGCTCGAGCCTCGCGCGGCCGTCGCTGACCACATCCTCGACGCGACCGGTGACCTGTCGGTCGCCGACACCGCCAAGGCGATCGCCCGCTCGGGTGTCGCGATCGGCGCGACTCGGCTGTTCAAGCACCTCGCCGACCTGGGGTGGATCTTCCGCGGCCGCGACGGGCGCTGGCACATCAAGCAGACGGCGCTCGAGACCGGTCGTCTGGCCGCGCTCCCCCAGTCCCACTACCACCCGGCCACCGGGGAGCTCGTGACCGATCCCCCGCAGGTTCGGGTGACGCCGAAGGGCCTCGCGTTCCTGGTGCACCAGCTGACCTCGCAGCGAGACCGACACCTGGAGGTCGTGTGATGTCCACCTACTACACCGCCGCCGACGTCGCCCAGATCCTGGGCTTCACGCCCAAGACGATCCGTGAGTGGTGCTCGCGAGGCATCTTCCCCGGCGCGCTCAAGCTGCCCGACGCCAGCCCGCGCAGCGAGTGGCGCATCCCACCGGGTGACGTCGAGGCCCGGCGCCGCGGACGTGCCGCCACTGGCCCCGTCTCCCGCGACCGGCTCGACCAGCTGATGGACGCAGCCCTGGCCCGCTCGGCCTAACAGACCCCCGCCGCTCCAAGCACAAGGCAGCGGAGAGCGGCGGGCTTCACCCCCAGACACAGCGACAGCCCCCGATCCGCCAAGACCCAGGGGCTGTCACCACTCACCAGAAGGGTACCGAACCCATGTCAGATCAGAACGTTTCGGAGATCGCCCCGCCGAAGATGGTGGCACTCGCGCACGGCGTCGAGGCGGGCATCTCCTGGGCGACTGTCGAGGCGCCGATGTACGGCGCTGTCAACGGGTACGTCCGCGTCCCCGACGGCCACCCGTGGGCTGGCCTCTACTACGACTACATCCCCGCGGATGTGAGCGGTGGGCTGACCTACAGCGGTGACTCATGGATCGGCTTCGACACGCTCCACTCGGGCGACTACTGGCCCGACGCGCCTGACCGCTGGGACTCAGATGGGGCCACCCGTTGGACTGCCGACCTGGTAGCGACGGAGACGAAGCGGCTCGCTCGACAGGTTGCTGAGGTCGGCGCCAAGGTGCACTCCCCGGACTACCAGCTCGGCTTCGACGAGGCCATGCGTCGGGTCCGTGCTGCTGTTGAGGCGGTCGGGCGATGACCACCATCGAGATCACCCGCGTGGAGGACGCGATCGCGTACAAGTCTCTCCACAACCGCCTGGCCCGCGAACGCGGTCGTGCCAGCTCCCAGTTCTGTTGCGACTGCGGATCCCCCGCGGCGGAGTGGTCCTACGCCGGTGGAGACCCGGCGGAGCTCGTCGCTCCGCAGGGGACGTACAGCCTCGATCTCAGGCGCTACTTCCCTCGCTGCTACTCCTGCCACCGACGCCCAGAACGGGCGCCCCTGCTCGGTCGATGGATGCGCCCGCAAGCACAAGGCACTCGGCCTCTGCGAGGCCCACTACGCGCAGATCAGGAGGAGTCGATGAGCACGATCGAGATCACGGACGTCAGCCAGGTGCGGGAGGGGGATGTGGTGACGCTGGCCTATCGGGGCCACTCGTTCACCGGTGAGGCGTGGAACGACCCCGACAACGAGGGCCTGAACGTCGGGGCCGACGCCATCAAGTGGTACGGGCGGCTCGACAGACCTCACGCCGTCTTCATCCGCGCCACCCGCGAGGTTCCCGACCTGCCTACCGAGCCGGGATCGGTCATCGTCAACGCGACCATCAAGGGGGTCTCTGGGCTCACCGCGATCCTCGATCAAGACGGCCTGAGGAGGACGTGGCTGGTTGTCGGCCACCCCATAAGCCAGTTCGCGTCGGCTGAGGACATCGCCGCCTGGACCCCCGCCCGCATCGTCGCTGAGGACGGTGCGTCATGACCCCCCGCACCCCAGCCGACGCCCTCGCCGAGGCCAAGTCCGAGGCAGCGTTCGACCGCCTCATGGACTACGCCTTCCACATCAACCGGCGCCCCCGGTCGCGTGCGGAGTCGACGCTTGAGCATGACGTCCGGGTCGCTGCTGCTGCACTCCTGGCCGATGCGGGTTCGAAGCTCGCGGCGATGGACCGGGCGCGTGAGTTCGCTGAGGCATCGGCACCGGATGAGGAGACGCTGACGGGTCATGCCGCGGTGTACTTCTGGGCGCTGGTGCGTGGGTGCGTCGAGTTCGGGGCGGTCCTTCGATGATCCCCGACCAGTTCGTCGACGTCGGCGTCGCGATCCACCTGCTCGGCCTGGGCTGGGGCGCGCTGGCACTCCTCGTCATCGCCGGCCTCTTCACCTGGTTCTACCTCAGCAGCGGCGGCGGCGAACTCTCGGGCCTCGGCGCCGTCCTGACCGGCCTCTTCGGCGCGGTCGTAGGGCTCATCTGGATCGCCGTGTTGATCCCGTTCGATGGCCGCTACCACCACGTGTACGCGGTCGAGGGCACTGTCGTGAGCGTCAGCAACGTGCTGGACACGGCGAGCGGTGACCTGACTCGGACGCCGGTGGTCGAACTCGACTCGGTGGACGTGCCGCTCGTGGTCGATGACCCCCGCGCCGTCGAGCTCGTCGGGCGGGACGTGACCCTGCTGTGCCGCATCGGCTGGAACCACCTGGCCGCCGACACCTACACCTGCAGCATCCGGGAGTGGGACCGATGAGCACCGTCATCGAGCGGGCGCAGCAGGAGGCGGAGCGTCGGTATGCGACCCGTGGGTCACTCGCGAAGACGCGGAGGCTGATCTTGGAGGCCGGCGCTGCCTTCGCTGCAACAGTGACGGCCGACCAGGTCGAGGCTGCTGCGTATGCGCTCTGGCGGGCCGAGACCGAGTACGACTACGCTTGGGAGCCGAACCGGGACGGATATCTCGCTCTCGCCCGCGCCGCCTTCCGCGCCGCTGGGTTCGAGGTGACCTCATGACCGGCTCATCCTCCCCAACGATCCAGCCGGGCATCCCGTCCGCGCGGCTGGCAGCTTCTCGGCAGCACGACCGCGAGGTGGCTGCGAAGGCGTTGCGGGATGCGGCTCGCGAGATCCGAGGCTCCACGGCCGACCTCGACCCTCAGGGCGAAGTCTCGCTGTTGTACATCAACTGCACCGCGATGGATGCGCGGATGCTCGAGACCCGCGCCGACGCCATCGAGCGCGGCGCCGCCGAGAACCTCGCCCGCTGGCGGGACGAAGCCGGTGTCCTCGACAGCCGCCCGCCCTGGGTCGAGTACCAGCGGGCACGGGAGGTCGCAGCCCACGAGGCCATGCCCGCGCTGCTCGG